TTACCACCACCACCGCCAAGTGCTGCACCAATTGTAGCTCCAACGATAGGAATAGGTATTGCTGCCTGACCAGCAATAGCGCCTGTAACAGCGCCACCAATAGTTGTTCCTAGACCAGAAAGATCAGAGAGATCTCTCATGGTTAATCCACTTTCGTCAATCATTACTGGAACGCTTGATTCTATCCCGAACTTTTGTGCGGCTTCTGGCATTAAGGCAAGATTACCTAGTTTATCACGAGTAAATTGGTCTCGTGTTAAGCCGAATCCATCCATAAGAACTTTTTCTTGATCTTCTTGTGTATCCGCTCGACCCAACATACGGCGCAGTTTTTTGTCTTGAATACCTGTTTTGTAATCAAATCCTGCATTTTTACCTTTTAAAGATTTATTATATGCGTCTATCGCTTCTTGAGGAACATACTTTTCAGGTTGAGCTTCTATACTGTCAAGCTGAAAAAACTCTTCATTTGTAGGTTTATCACCTTTTATTTTTACATCTATGGGACCAAATTTTGTATTTATAGTTATTAATCCCATTATCGACTGCCTTCTTGATTTGTAAGGTCAACAAAACTTCTGTTTTCTT